GTGCTGCTGAACTTCTATTAACTACTAATTTAGCTGCTGAAGTTACTCGTGCTACTGCTGCTGAAGGCGTATTAACTACTGCTGTTTCATCAGAAGCAACTACTGCCCGCGCTGCTGAACTTCTATTAACTACTAATTTAGCTGCTGAAGCCCTACGTGCTGACACTGCTGAAAAAGCCGTTGCTGCTAACTTAGCTACTGAAATTACTAACCGTACTACAGCAGTTTCTGGTGTTCAGTCAAGCTTAGACGGTGAAGTTATTCGCGCTACTGGTGCTGAAGAGGCACTTGGTGTTCGTATTAACAATGTTCTAGCTAACATTGATCCAGTTGCTTTAGATAGCTTGACTGAGATTGTTGCTTCGTTCCAAGGTGCTGACACAACAATCTACGGTGCTATTACTACACTTGCTGAAACAGCAGCTACTAATCTAGCAACTGAGAAAACTCGCGCTCAAGGTATTGAAGCTGATCTATCAACAGCAATTACTAATGAAGCCATTGCTGCTCGTGCTGCTGAAGGTGTTCTAACTACTAATTTAGCTGCTGAAGCAACCACTGCTCGTGCTGCTGAACTTCTATTAACTACTAATTTAGCTGCTGAAGTTACTCGTGCTACTGCTGCTGAAGGTGTTCTAACTACTAATTTAGCTGCTGAAGCAACCACTGCTCGTGCTGCTGAACTTCTATTAACTACTAATTTAGCTGCTGAAGTTACTCGTGCTACTGCTGCTGAAGGTGTTGTTGCTGCTGCTGTTGTTACTGAAACAACTCGTGCTACTACTGCTGAAACAGGATTAGATACACGTGTTACTACAGTTGAAGGTCAAGTTAACGGCAAGATCGGTGACTTAACTACATTAACTACTGATGCTAAAACATCACTAGTTGGTGCTATCAACGAAGTTGACGCTCACGCTAACCAAGTAGCTACTGACCTAGCTGCTGAAGTTACTCGCGCATCTGCTGCTGAAGTTGCTGCAATTGCTACTGCATCTGCTGATGCAACATCAAAAGCTGATGCTGCCCTAGCAACTGCTAAAGTATACGCTGATGCTGCTGTTTCTGTTGAAGCTCTTGCTGCTCGTGCTGCTGAACTAGTTATTGTCGGTTCAGTTACTACTGAAGCTGCTGCTGCTCGTGCTGCTGAATTGAAATTGACTACTGATTTAGCTGCTGAAGCTACTGCTGCTCGTGCTGCTGAAGTTGCATTAGGTCTACGCATTGATGCTGAACACACAGAGCATTTAGCTAATGAAGCTGCGATACGTTCTGACTACAATGCTAAGAACTTTACATTCCAATCAGGTGTTGCTGCAACAACTCACACTATCACGCACAATCTAGCTGCTGACTTTGTTACGTTCACTGTTCTAGTTGAGCGTCTTGGCGGTGGATATCGCAATGATATTGTTTCTGTTGAAGAAACATCATCAAATGTGTTGACTGTATATCTATCTGAAGCTGCAAAGATCAAGATCGCTGTCCAATCAATGACTAGCATCTAATCTACTCGCTGATTAGTAAAAAGTAAAGCTAACGGGCTTGGGCTCGTTAGCTTTTTTTATGGGTATATTTTCACAGTATGCACATATTGGTCTGACGGGCCACGATAAATAACATATAACCGAAGAGAAGCGATGAGAAATTTACCAAACACCTGGATAGAATCGTTAGTTACATATGATGAAGTATTAGATCATCTTGAATTGAATCTTTCTATTTTGAAAGAGAACGCCCAAGAAGTTAATTTTTTGGACAAAGCAGCGAAGAAACAATATAGTGACAATGTAATGTTTATGAAGCAGTTTTTTGAACGTGCTGAATTTTTAGCGAGAGCTGGAAAATGAGCATAAGCAATTATAATCACCATATATATGGATGGTTAGAGAAAATAGAAGCTAATATAGCTAAATTTAGAGACCAGAATGATCAAACGCAAGATGAAAAAGTTGAGTTTATAACTCATCAGTATCATTTGATTATGCTGATATACAAAGCGTTAAACGGACAAGTAATATTTGTAGGTGCCAAACCTATAAATGAGCAGAAATAAAAATATAACAAGGAATTAAAAACATGGCAAATGACAATATTAGAGTTTTGGGTGGGTTGGAATTATCAAGCACGTTAAGTTACGATACTAATTACGTAGATTTCCCCGCAGATCCAAAACCAAGAACGCTGATCGTTAAAGGCGGAGAGGCCTTTCTATACACGGAGCTAGTCACTGGGTCGGGCTACTATACGTGGACCCCGATCGGTATGAAACAAACTGCTTATCTACACACACAAGGTGTAGCAAGCACAACCTGGACAGTAACTCACAACTTCAACACACCGTACTTTGGTTATTTTGTTTATGACAACAATCATAAATTAGTTATCGCTAGCGTTACTGTTATTGATAACAACTCAGTACAAATCAATCTAGCAGAAGCTATCACTGGTACAGCAGTATTTTTCTCAATCCAACACGTAAGCGCACCAAACGTTAATGCTATTGATAGTATAACTATCAATACATTGACTGTGCGTGATTCAAGTGGTGTGTTGACAATTAATAACAACGCAGTGGCAATGGCCGAATCAGTAGCAGCTAGTCTTGCGCTGATTTATACTAAAACACAATCGGATAGTTTATTGTCAGCAGCAGTTAGTGCTGAAGCAGGGTTGCGTGAAGCAGCAGATACAGCACTTTCGGATCGTATTGATGGTGTACTAAGTAACATTGATTCAGCAGCATTGGATTCATTATCTGAAATCGTAACAGCATTCCAAGCAGCCGATGGTACTCTAAACGGAGCTATCACATCATTAAGCACATCAGCAGCAAGCGCATTAGCAACGGAAGTTACTAATCGTGGTACCGCAGTTACAGCAGCAATCGCTACTGCGGCATCTGATGCAACAGCTAAAGTACTAATTGAAACTACTGCTCGTCAAAGTGCTGACGCAACTAATTCAGCAGCTATCACATCAGAATTTAATCGCGCTGTTGCCGCTGAACTGGTATTGACTACATCAGTTTCTAATGAAGCATCTGCACGAGTGTTGGGTGATTCAAACACATTAGCTGATGGTAAAGCATACGCAGATGGCATAGTTTCTACTGAAGCATCGGCACGTGCGACAGCAGTTACCTCAGCAATCACTACAGCGGCATCTGATGCAACAGCTAAAGTATTAACTGAGACAAATGCACGTATTGCAGCAGATGCCGCTGAAGTTACTGCACGTAATGCAGCTATCGCATCTGCTACTCCAAGTTTTGACACACTAACAGGTAAACCAACTACAATCGCTGGTTATGGCATTACTGATGCATTGACTGCATCGGCTATTGCTACCGCTATCGGAGTTGAAACAACTCGTGCTACGGCAGCAGAAGGTACATTAACTACTAATCTATCAAGTGAAGTTGCTAATCGTGCTTCAGCAGATACAGCAGCAATCGCAACAGCAGCAGCTTATACAGACGGCGCCATTGTTCCAGCAGTTAAGACTTACTTAGGGGCAGTTACTGGTGATATTATTCCAGCAGTAAACTTGGTTGGTAATTTGGGTAGTATAACTCATCAGTTCCACTCGTTATATGTGGGTCCTGGTACATTGTATGTTAACGGTAAAGCAGTTATTCAAGATAATAGCGATACAATGACATTCAGTACTGATGCTAACCAAAATATGCGTTTACAAACTTCTGGGTCTGGTCACTTAGAACTACAAGCAGCTACTGGTACAATTGATGTTAAGGGTACATTGAGCATAGAATCAGGCAAACGTATTGTTGACAGCGCCGGTACTCAAGTTCAATTTGGAGATGATATCCAAATGAACACGAATAAAGTTATTGGCTTAGGAGCTCCTACAGCAAATACTGACGCTGCTACTAAGAAATATGTTGACGATTTAACTACGTATGATACTACATTAGTCCGTACATCCGGGGTACAATCAATCGCTGGTGTAAAAACTTTTGCTGATGGAATTGTAGTTTCGGGTAACTTAACAGTTAGCGGAACAACTACTACTGTAAATAGCGAAACAATCAAGTTAGCCGACAACTTAATTGACTTGAACAGTAATTTCACATCAGGTGCTCCTACTGAGAATTCCGGTCTTCGTATTATGCGTGGTGACGAGCCAGGTGCACAACTAAGATGGAATGAGTCTACTGACAAATGGGAAACTAGTGCTGACAGCGTTAACTTCTTAACAATAGCATCTACTACTGATGTTTCTGCTGAAGCTACCTTACGCACATCCGGTGATGCAACTACATTAGCAAGTGGTAAAACATACGCTGATTCAGGTGACGCAACTATATTAGCAAGTGCTAAATCATATGCTGATGCAGGTGATTCTACTGAAGCATCGGCTCGTAATGTTGCAATCGCTGCTAACCTAGTTACTGCAAAATCATATGCTGACGCAGGTGACGTTACAACATTAGCAAGTGGTAAAACATATGCTGATGGTATTGTTGCTACTGAAGCTACTGCCCGCGGTACAGCAGTTACAGCAGCTATTGCTACAGCAGCTACAGCAGCAGATGCTAAAGTACTTGTTGAAACAAATGCTCGTATCGCAGCAGTTACAGCAGCTATTGCTACAGCAGCTACAGCAGCAGATGCTAAAGTACTTGTTGAAACAAATGCTCGTATCGCAGCCGATAGTGCGGAAGTAACAGCACGTAATTCTGCTATTACAGCAGGTGTGGTTACAAGCGCATCTAAGTTGACAACTGCTCGTACAATTAACGGTGTATCATTTGATGGCACATCTAATATTGTTGTAACAGCAGCCGCAGGTACATTGACCGGGACGATTGACGGCGGTTCATATTAATAGTAAGAAGTAGTATAAGTGGGCTTCGGCCCACTTATTAAATACTATGCGGTGTACATATGCCGCACGGTAAAGATAACAATAAAAACAGGAATATTCCAAAATGACAAATCCAATTCTAATTAAGCGTTCAGCAGTCGCAGCAAAAGCCCCAGCAACCACTGACTTATCATTAGGCGAGTTAGCTATCAATACAGTTGATGGTAAACTATATTTAAAGAAAAACGTAACAGGTACTGAAACAATAGTTGAAGTCGGTTACGCAGTATCAACTGCACAAGCAGCAGCAGATACTGTAATAGGTTCATCCGCAGCGTCTGACGCAACTGCAAAAGTATTAGTTGAAACTAATGCTCGTATTGCCGCAGACACCGCTGCAATTGCTACAGCAGCTACAGCAGCAGATGCTAAAGTACTTGTTGAAACAAATGCACGTGTCGCAAATGACGCAACCACATTAGCAAGTGCCAAAACATACGCTGATGGTCTTATTACTACCATTACCGGTGGTGCCGGTGCAGCATTTGATACTCTAGTCGAAATTCAAAACGCAATGGCAACTGACACTGAATTGTCTTCGGCTATCGCAGCTATTACTAACGTACCAAGCGCAACTAAATTAGCAACTGCGCGCACAATTCAAGGCGTTGCGTTTGATGGCACCGCCGCAATTACCGTAGCAACAGCAGGTACTGGTATTACAGTAACTGGCACTACCATTGCAACAACGATAACTCAGTACACTGATGTACTAGCAACAACCGCCGCAAAAGCAGCTATCACAGCAACTGGTCCAGTAGTGGCAACCGCAGGCGTTATCTCAATGCCAGCAGCAACTACTTCTGTAGCCGGTCACTTAACAGCAGCAGATTGGAATACATTTAATGGTAAACAAGCAGCATTAGGATTTACTCCATACAATGCAACTAACCCAAGTGGTTATGTTACGGCAGCAGTTACATTAACAACTGCGGCTCAAACAGCAATCACTTCAGTCGGTACATTGACTTCATTAGCAGTTACTAACGCCATTGCAGCGGGAACAGTAAGCGCCGCTACGGTTACTGCTACTAGATACTTAGTAACAGGGGTTGATGTAGCATTAACTGCAACTGGTACTACAAAAGCAACTGCATTATTATTGTCTAAAGAAATTAATGTCGTTTCAACAGTAGCCGCTGGTTCAGGTATTGTATTTCCTGTTCCAGTAGCAGGCACGCGTATCGTAGTTATCAATACTTCTACTACTGCACTAAACGCATACCCATCATTTGGTTCTATAAATGAATTAGCTGTTGATGCAGCGTTTGCAGTTCCTGCAGGTGGCAAACTAGAGTTTGTAGCAGTAAGTTCTACTAAATGGTACACATTGAATGCTACTTTTGCTTAATACGTAGTCAATATACACTATAGAAATATAGTGTATATAAAGTTATACACCGGAAACGGTGTATAACCATTTGTGTCAATGATAAGTAATAGTATGAACAAAATTCTTATCATGGGTCTTCCGGGCGCAGGAAAGACTACATTAGCACATCATATCGTTGATAAATTGCGCAATTCAGGTAAAACAGTTACTTGGCTCAACGCTGATGATATCAGAGCACACTTTAATGATTGGGACTTCAGTACAGAAGGACGAATACGACAGAGTATACGAATGTCCGAACTTGCAACTTCGAGTGATAATGATTACGCACTATGCGATTTTGTTGCCCCTCTTGTTGAAATGAGAGATAACTTTAATGCAACTTGGACTATCTGGGTCGATACTATTGATAAAGGCAGATTCGAAGATACTAATAAAGCATTCATCCCGCCCTCTAAATATGATTTCCGTGTTACTGAACAAGATGCTGAAAAGTGGTCATCACTCATCGTTGCCCGAATAATTCAATAATCTCAGGATTTTGCTATTGACCCTGATCCGGCGATAAGTAGTAGTTCAATGATTAATGTATTCCAATTAAACTACGAACCCCGACTAAAAAGTTGGTATGACTTACGCAGTACGCTTTTAACAGCAGATATCCAAACACAGTGTATAGAGGTAGACAAATGGTGGCAGCACGCCCCACTTGTAAATCATTATTTGCATCCAGATGATACTACAAGCTGGCCTGGTCCTTGGGAGCTTTTGGTAGAAAATACTTACTGCAACATTGCGCGAGGTTTAGGAATGTACTATACACTATCACTATTGGGTGTAGAGGCTATTGACTTTATCCTAGGAAAAGACGATAATAGTGAAGAAGTAGTATTAGTCGTGGTTGACCACGCAAAGTATGTGATGAATTACTGGCCCGATTCGGTAATAAGTACTTCTCTAAAAGACTTTAAAATTAGCAGTAAGATAGATTTAACGCAGGTTATCAAAAAAATAAAATGAAAATATATGTTGTGAAGAGAAGTGGTAATAAAGAGCCACTAACTATTGAGAAATGGCAAACACAGATAGCAAAAGTATGCAGCGGCATAGCTGATGTTAGCCAAAGTATGATTGAAATTAAAGCTCAACCACACTTTTATGACGGTATTACTACACAAGAAATTGATGGAATAACGCTACGCGCTATTGTGGATTTGATTGATGTAGAATCTAATCCGGATATCGGGCATACTAATTATCAATATGTAGCTGGTAAGCAGCGACTATCTATGCTTCGTAAAGATGTATACGGTAGTTATGATGTTCCTCGCTTATACGATATTGTAAAGAAAAATGTAGCGATTGGACTATATACCCCTGAGCTTTTGGAATGGTATACTGAAGCTGAATGGGACCGTATGGATGAAATCATCGATCACGACAAAGATGAACTATATGGGTATGCTGCTATTGAACAGCTTATTGAAAAATATTTAGTGCGCAACCGTGCAACAAAAGAAACCTACGAAACACCGCAGGTTCGGTATATGATTGCAGCAGCAACTGTCTTCCATAAAGAAGAACCTAATGCAGCGAGAATACGTTATATTAAGGAGTACTATACTTGTGCCAGCGACGGGTTATTTACTTTAGCTACTCCTGTACTCGCTGGTCTCGGTACTCCTACTAAGCAGTTTAGTAGTTGCGTACTCATTAAAAGTGATGACAATCTAGATTCAATCTTTGCTTCGGGCGAGATGATGGCTAAGTATGCTAGTAAGCGTGCTGGCATTGGTCTTGAGATTGGTCGTCTACGCCCACTTGGTGCTCCCATCCGTGGTGGTGAGATTATGCACACAGGTATGATTCCATTCTTGAAGAAATGGTTTGGTGACTTACGAAGTTGCAGTCAAGGTGGTATCCGCAATGCATCCGCTACTGTATTCTATCCAATCTGGCACTATCAGTTTGACGACCTCATTGTGCTAAAGAACAACCAAGGTACAGAAGAAACTCGTGTGCGCCATATGGATTATGGTGTAGTACTGTCTGCTTTCTTCTGGAGACGCTTCAAGAACAAAGAGCAAATTACATTCTTTGATCCTAATGAAGTTCCGGACTTGTATCAAGCATTCTATAGTGATACTGCTAAGTTTGAAGAACTGTATGTTAAATACGAAAATCGTACCGATCTTCGTAAGAAGTCAATGAGTGCTGAAGAAGTATTTAAGAGCGGTATTCTTAAAGAACGCACAGATACAGGACGTATCTACTTAGTGTTCATTGACAATGTGATGAAGCAAGGTCCATTTGATCCTGAGTATCATACAATTTACCAGAGTAACCTTTGCTGTGAAATTCTATTACCAACGAAATCGTTCAAGAGACTTGATGACGAAGAAGGACGCATTGCGCTCTGCACACTTGGCAGTATTAACTGGGGCGCGTTTCGTAATCCCGAAGATATGCGCCGTGCTTGCCGTATTCTGCATCGTAGCCTTAATAACATTCTCGATTATCAAGACTTTCTTTCCATACAGTCTAAGCTAAGCAACGACGAAATCAGACCACTGGGCATTGGTATTACTAATCTTGCTTACTGGCACGCTAAGCGTAGCTTGAAGTATGGTGAGAAAGATGCACTTGCTGAAGTTAAATCGTGGATGGAACATCAAACATTCTATCTCACTGAAATGTCAGTTGAGTTGGCTAAAGAGCGCGGCAAGTGTTTAGGTAGTGATAAAACTCGTTATGGTCAAGGTACTTTCCCTTGGGAACTTCGGGCCAACGGTGTTAACGAACTAACTGACTTTACTCCTGAACTTGCTTGGGAACCACTTAGGGCAGATATGATTACATATGGTGTCCGTAATGCTACTAATAGCGCAGTCGCTCCTGTAGAATCAAGCAGTGTCGCTATTAATAGTACCAATGGTATTGAAATGCCAATGAGCTTGATTAGCGTTAAGGAAAGTAAAGCTGGTTCACTAACACAAGTTGTTCCTGAATATCATAAACTGAAAAACAAGTATCAACTAATGTGGGAACAGAAGGACTGTGATGGTTACTTGAAAACAGCAGCAGTGATTGCTGCTTATGTTGACCAAAGTATCTCTACTAACACATTTTACAATCCAGCTCACTTTCCAGATCGTAAGGTACCCACAACGCTGATTGCAAAAAACTTAATGCAAGCTCATTTGTGGGGTCTTAAAACATTCTACTATAGTTTGATTAATAAACAGGGTAGCAAAGCAGTTGACGAAGTTGCACCAGCTGGACAGTTGGAGTATATCAACTTTGATGACGAAGAAGGTTGTGAAAGCTGCAAGTTATGAAGATTGGATTTTTTGGTGACAGTTACTGCGCGGTGGAAAAACAAGAATTCAATGACTATGAAACCTATATACATAAAATAAAAAAACATTATAACGCAGAAATCGTAAATTTGGGTATTCCAGGAAGTTCAGTGTACGATAGTATATTGATTCAGTTCAAAAAGTTTCATAATATGAATAATGTGCCTGATATTTGTATATTCACCTGGTCACATTATGTAAGATTATTTGAAAGAGAAAAACGAAATCTAACTCCGCACAATGCAGTAGGTGTTTATAAAGATTATTATGCACATATATTTGATGAGGAACAGGCAATGTTGCAGTATATTAGCGTACTGAATTATTTTGATAATGAAGTATTGAGTAGACTACCAAATATTAAATTTATACACATGTTCTGTTTCAATACTGATTTGACAGTGTTTAATACTATAAAACAATATATTTTTAAAAATGGAATTACTATAAATCCACCGTTATACTCTCTTGCTAGGCAGCCACCTAATGAATATATAATCACTGTAAAAAATGTTGATAAACCTAATCATATAATAGGTGATAGCAAAAACTCATTTTTATATGAGAATATAGTGGATGCAATAGACAATTATGAAAATGGAAAAGTTTCAACTACGAATTATACGGAATACAAATGAGCAAACAACAATATAACCTAAACACCAAAACAGACTACCTCAACCGTAAGATGTTTCTTGACCCGGCCGGTCCAGTTACTATTCAACGCTTTGAAGAAGTAAAATATAAAAAGATTGCAGACTTTGAAGAAACTGCACGCGGCTTCTTCTGGCAACCAGAAGAGATTAGCTTAACAAAAGATTCAGGGGACTTCAAAGATGCCAGTGATGCAGTTAAGCACATCTTTACTAGTAACTTGCTACGACAGACTGCATTAGATAGCTTGCAAGGCCGAGCACCAAGTCAAGTGTTTATGCCAGTAGTCAGCTTGCCTGAACTTGAAGCATTAATTTACAACTGGACATTCTTTGAAACGAATATCCACAGCAAGAGTTATAGTCACATCATTCGCAATATCTATAATGTGCCAAAGGATGTGTTCAACACTATTCACGACACTAAACAGATTATTGATATGGCAAGTAGTGTAGGTAACTACTACGAAGCTCTGCACGTTATTAATTGTCAAAAACAGTTGGGAATGCCTGTAGTAGAGAAAGAGCACATCAAGGCAATTTGGATGGCACTGCACGCAAGTTATGCATTAGAAGCATTCCGCTTTATGGTTAGCTTTGCAACAAGTTTGGCAATGGTAGAGAACCGTATCTTTATGGGTAACGGCAACATCATCAGCTTGATTTTACAAGATGAATTGCTACACAAGGGATGGACTGCATATCTCATCAATCAAGTAGTAAAAGAAGATAGTCGCTTCGCAGCCATCAAAGCAGAATGTGAAGAAGAAGTATACGCATTGTATATGGATGTTATACGCGAAGAAAAGGGTTGGGCTGATTATCTGTTTAAGATGGGTCCAGTTATCGGATTGAATGCTAATATTCTTAAAGACTTTGTTGACTTCACTGCTGTGGGAGCCTTGAAAGATATCGGTATCAAGTATCAATCGATTGCCCCTAAGTCAACCCCTATCCCTTGGTTTAACAAACACGTTAATACCAGCAACAAACAAACAGCATTACAAGAATCGGAAAGTACCAATTATGTTATTGGTATAATGGGAGAGGGTATTGACTATGATGCCCTACCCGTGTTATAATATATAAAGGAGAATAAAATGACAGCAGTTATATGGAGTAAATATCATTGTCCCTATTGCACACAAGCAAAAGAACTATTGAAGAAGAATGATATTCAATTTGAAGAGAGAAAAATAGGCGACGGATGGACAAGAGAAGATTTATTGGAAGCAATTCCTGACGCAAGATCCGTACCTCAAATTCTCATAGACGGTACACTAATCGGTGGTTTCACTGAACTTAAACAAAAACTTAACAAGGAACAACATGAATTTTAATATAGACGTAGGTGCAGTAATGACTTTTAAACTAAACAGCGGTGAGGAACTTATTGCTAAAGTAGTAGGAATCGAAGGTCAGTTCGTCAAAGTAACAGAACCTGTATCTATAGCCCCTAGTCCACAAGGTATGGGACTCGTTCCAAGTATGTTCACCGCAGAACCCAAGGATGACGCAGTGATAAATATTAATAGCGTTTCATTATATGCATTGACTGAAGAATCAGTTAAGTTCAAATATATTGAAGCAACAACTGGAATCAAAATTCCAGAAAAGAAAATTATATTGGGTTAATACATGGCAGCATTGAGTAGAGTAGGAGACACTAATTCAGAAGGCGGCGCAATAATGCGCGGCGCCGGCACAGTATTTGCTAACGGCATTGCTGTGGGTCTGCATAGCAGTCAGATTACCCCTCACGCTCCCTGGGAAAGAAACCCTCACCCGCCGCATCAAGCGGCTACGACAACTGACGGTAGTCCGACAGTATTTGCTGAAGGTGCCCCGGTTCTTAGAATAGGATCGGGTAACTCGTGTGGACACAGTATCGTTCAGGGCTCACCGGATGTATTTACACCATGAGTGATTCAGGAAAACAAAGTCCACTAGGCATAAATGCATTAGGTTCACTATTACAGAACACTGGATTCAGGATAAATTCGGTTGCCACCAGTTATATGGGGTCAAGTACATCAGAATCTAATTACACATTTGGTACAATATGTAGCAGCACTTGCTTGAATGTATTGACTACTGCTATACGCCGGGCATTTACAGATGGTATACTTACTTCCACTACATACAATAACCTGATAGCAATCGGCAGTGCATCTATTCCGGCACTTGGTAACTCTAAAGCACCCACCTATACTTGGACAGGTGCCCCTTCTTGGAATCCATATCTTACTACTGAGATAACAAGTTATGGGTACACCAGATTGTTTGCACTTCAAGCATATGATGAATTCAACTATAACGCATCATTGCCGGTATACAAAGATTTCTTAATGTCATTTATGGCAGCATCTGGATTTATCGACCAATCAAATCCAGCAATACTCACTGCCTTCAACTCAATTGACTTTATTTCTGGTACATACAGTAATATGAATGATTTGATTAGTGCTGATATGACTGGTGTTAGTTTAGCTACTACTGTATTTGGTCAAGATTTAGTTACGAGTGGGAAAGCAATTGACTTGTCTACTATTTCTACGTTTGGTCTGCCCTCAAACTTGTTAGCAACATTAAACACTTTTAATGCGATAACACCCTCATTGAGTTTAGCATTGCTATCAAGTGATATGACAGCCTCTGAGATAACTGACTTACTAGGCAACGTAACCGCACCTACTACATTGCAACAGAGAAATATATATGGTGCATTTTTAATAATAGTTGGACAGGACTTAGCTGATATAATCGTCCCACTGAACTGTAAAACGCAAGGACTTGAGTCGCTTGCTGATTTATTGAATCCGCAAAAACTATTCCCCAAAAGCTACCCATCACTGACAGTTCCGGTATATAATGTAGCACCTGGACCAACTAACAGTAAAACATACTATCCTATCTACGAAAACGGTGGTGTTAGCTCTCGGGTAGTTAATCAGACGTTTAGCGCATATTTGCAAGATATCCTACCACAGGATGTTGCGATAGCAGCCGGTGCATTCAGTACAGCAATGCAACAGGTACGAAATATATCAGCAGTACCTATTGAAAAGTTTGCACAGGTAGCTGTAAATCTTGAGACAACACAAGATTTAGCAGTCAATGGAACAAGCGTTCCAGTTGATGTTGATTTAGCAAACAGCACACTTGCATTGATTGCATTAGGTAGTGGACCACACGGTACTTACACTATGTCTAATTTCTTTGGATGTATGTCAGGATTACCGTACGATTGGAAAACTATCCAGCGTCTTATCTCTGATCTACAGACTGATAACTTAGTTACTATATACAACAACTTATATGCAGCAGTTATTACAGGTGTGGATGCAACAGTACAAACATATATTGATCAAGCGAATATAGAAATAGCATCAATAAAATCTGCACAGACTGTTAAAGCAACACAGTTAAACACCTTGTGGGATATTACCGGAACACAGTTAACGATTGAGCAACAAGCAAGAGTTAACGGATTATCACCGTTGCCTTCTCCTAGAATAACTACAATGTCTGTATTCCCTACTATTCAATATTCATTTATTGACGCTATTGTTCGGTATGCTAAGAACACTGATCCTCATATGTATGCACAAACGCTTGAAGCCATTTCTGATTTATCAACCACTGGCGGACAGAGTATTGTTGGTATGATGCGCGAAGCGCGAAATGCAGCAACATTAGCTGCTGCTGGTATTACATTAGATAATAATATACCTGATAAATTACCAGCGACTGAACAAACCATGCTCATAGCGAATGGAGTATTACCTGGTACTATTCCAGCAATACTTGCACAGA